TAAGTATTTTACTACTCTGAAATCTCCATACTTTGCGTTTTGTTCTACTTTGAATGTTACGTTTAAAGTTGCCATTGTTTTTGATTTAGTGATTGATTATTGAATTATTGATAGGCAAATATAGACATTATTTTGAATACGCAATACATTTATAAATTATTTTTAATTATTTTTTCATACGTACTAATTTTGATTTTTTGTACGTACGACTATATCACATCGTCACCTACATATTTCTGACCTTGAGAAGAACGATTGAATACTGGTTGAACTTGTTTGACAAAGTTGGTAGAGTTAGATGTCTTGAGTTCAAAAATGCCTATCCAATTATTTTCTATTGATTTTTCAAGAATCTTAACTGCAATATCTTTGTTAGCCTTAGATAGTTCTTTCAATTTATTAGTCAGTAACTCAACTGCATTCTTAGTTGGAATCTTTTTCATATTGATTCTCATTTGAATAAAGTTGATGAATGTCTTGTTAAGTAGTTCATCAGTTCCTAAGTATTTCTCTGACTCCATCAACTTGACAAAATCAGTTATAGATTTTGGCTCTTTGTCTTTTTTATTTTTATCCTTATTTACATCTTCATCATTATGTTTATCCTTATCCTTATCCTTATAGGCTTCTACTTCGCTTTCAATTCGCTTAGGTTTCGCTTCTGTTTCGCTTATTGTTTGCTTTGATTTCGGTCTACTACCATTGATATAGTTAGTATTACCTTTCTCTAATACTGGTCTTATGAGCCTCCATATAGTCAATGATAGACCACTTAAAGATGGTTCAACAAAGTCTAATGAGTATTCAAATATGGCATTGTATAACTCAGCTTGATTCTCTTTAGGTAGTTCTTTTATAGATTCAAACATTGAACGATAAAAGATGCAAGTATCTCTGCTATTCATAACAATAAAAATACCCTATGAAGACTGAGGTAGTAGCGACCTTGATTTTACTCTTAGTCTCTCAGTCACCATAGGGTGAAAAGTTTTACAATACACTCAGGCTACTACCTCTGAATGGTGCTAATTTACAAAATTATTCTTGATTAATATAACTCTCAATCACTTTAATTGTTTCGTCTACACCAGTAGAAAACAATGCAGCATAACCTACTTCATTCAATGCTTTAAGTACCTCTGCTTGACGTTCAGTATGCTCATTAGCTTTCAATGTACCATCCTTCTTAAATGGGTTAGCCTTCTCTGATTTTATTTCGATAAAGAGACCAGCAAAGTTACCTTTAGGTAGTGCAATAAATAAATCAGGATAACCTTTGATTGGATTTTGCGCCCTATGTTTATTTGCCATATATGGACTTAGGTAAAGTCCAGCAGCAAAGTCAAAACGAAATATGACCTTTGGGTGTTTGATTGTTAAGTAACTTGCTATGACCTTGTAAATCTCTGCTTCTTGACTCATTTAAGAATAGTTTGTAGTTGTGGATAAGTTGACTTCTTGAATTGTTTGCAAGGTAAAGATAGTAGTTCAGTTCGTATACTGGTTGCCATTCAAATCTGTATGACTTAGGGTATAGCATTAATAACTCTTTCTCACTATACATTACCTCAATCTTAGGTGCTTCATCTTTTATGTCTATACCAGTCATTAATGACATTTTTTTCTGAATCAGTAAGGTTAACTTATTATGACTTAAATCAAGATAGTTTGCTATTTCATTTGAACGCAATTCACCACCACACAAGAACCATCTATTGACTGCTATTGAATACCTTTCATCAATCTCTTTGAACTTGTTTGACTTGTTTGTTAAGTATTCGATGTGTTCGATTATATCAGCCTTCATATGATTGTTTATAATAATTTTCTGAATCTGAAAACCTACCAATTGAACATTCGTTGTATCCTTTTTTGTATGCCTCTATAATCTGCATCTTTTCAATATCAATATAAAGGTTTTCAATTATCTCTATAACTTCAGGGCATTTCTGCATTAGTGGTTGGTGAGTCTTTAATAGGTCAACTAATTTCATCATTGATGTTTTCTTATCGTTAAAGTCCATAGTTCAAGATTTATAAGATGAATTAAAATTTGATTTGAGTTCGTTAATGTTGATGTCAAGGTAACCAGTAATGAGTTTGTAGGCATCTGCTATCTCGTGGTCATTGTGCCGATATACTAAGATGCTATCCGATGTGCTACCATTTCTTTTACTTCTTGCAGTTACCCCGATATAATAAAAGTTCTTTGGGTCAATTCCAGCAATCAATGAATACCATACTGCTTGAATGTGATTGTAGTGCTTAACCATATCTGAACCAAATACATCTAAGGTCTTTGCCGATGTAGTTTTGATATCAGCTATCACATTAAGTTGCTTATTGTATATATCAAACATTGCTTTACCTTGAATAGTATACCTACCAATTTCAACATCTTTAATCATTGGGTGTTCATTAATTGCACCATCCATTATCCTTTTAGCAACTGGATGGTTACCTATTGCCTTGTGTACGTTGTATGCCTCAAGGTTCATTTGTTCAGGTTTCAAATCTAACAACTGATGGTGTAGGCTAACACCTAACTCTAATGCTACTTTTGCATATGATATATCACCAGTATAGTGCTTCTTGATACGTGAACACGATAGTGCTGGATAGTATACGAATTGGTCACGAGTCATAATTCAACCCAATTAGTAGTTACCTCTGACTTTGATATCTTATAAAGACCAGTAGCCTTGAGAAAGTTGATACACATCTCAGCAGTCAATTCAACATTGTTTAATGGTGTTGGTTTATAAACTGGCAATGGATTATGTACTGCATAGACTGGCTTTTGCTCTTTATCTTTATTCTCATTAGCCTCTTTATCTACATTCAATTTGTTAATAGCATTGACATAGTTGTTGTATGCCTTTCTGCTGAACCTTGAATTGTATGATGATATACCGCTATAATGGTCACCTGAAAATCCAGCAAGTTTACTTAGTTCTACTTTGTTAAGATTGTGAATCAATCTATATTTTTCAAAGAGTTCAATCACTTGATAATGGTCTTTGCCTTTAGTAAATGAATACAATGCATTACCTCTTCTTAATTTCTTTTCTTCAATAGTTAGTTGTGTGTTCATTGGTTTTGGTTTTTAGATGTTTGAATATTTGATGTAGTCATTGAGCAAATCCATATATTTCTCTTTCCATTTCTTTGCTGCTAATGCGTGGGCGCATTCAATATGGTGTCCTCTTCTTGTGACCTCTTCAATAAGTTCCTTATCTGTGAACTTAGATAGTTTTGAAATCTTTGGCTCAGGCATATCTTAACGAATTACTTGTGTCTTATGGTCGTAAATTTCAATACCATCAATCTTAACCACTCCACATTTCTCCATAGCTTTAGCAAGTGGTGTTAGCAGTTCTTGGTAATCTAATACCTCTGCTGCAAATAATACATTAAGCACCATTGACCAATTTACCTCACCACATATTCTTGCTTTCTTAGTCACCCTTATGTTCTTAGGTTGCTCAGTATTGATTGATATTGATTGGTCAACTAACTGACCAGCTAATGCAGAGAAATCTTCAATGGTTACATTTTCCAATGCTTTCTCAGATTCAATTCTTAACTTTTCATTTGCCTCACGTTGCACGCTTTCTAACTCTTCATTGTATGCTAACATCTTAGTCTTAGCAGATTCAATGTAATTCTTGAGTGATTCAGTTGCTTCTTTCTCCACATCCATTATCTGCTTTTTGTATGCATCAATAGGAGTAGTTACGTATTTACGCATTGATTCAATTGATTTAACGACCTCATTTGCTAATTTGATAGTATGCTCAGTAATGTCATAAGATAGTTTATCTTCTACCTTAGATGGTGCATCTTTGATTAGTTGTTGAGTCTTCAAAGTATTTGAATGGTTGATGACTTCATAGAGTGAATCAACCTTGAGTGTGAGTTCTGCCTTCATAGTAAAGGGTTTTTAAAGGGGGTAGTGTTTACCCCCTTATTAATTAATTAGAAAGGTAATTTTGTTGGGTCTTCTTGGTCACCTTGCATCCAGTCAAAGTCACTTGGGTTAACACCTTTCTCAATAGTGAATGTAGGTAGTGCTTCAATTTTTGGATACTTAGCAGACATCTCTGCATTCATATAAGCAATGAATTCATCACTCAACTTAATCTTATCTTGAACGAATTCAGGTAGACTTCTGAACACAACCATATCGGGTTGCTGAGTAGAGAATACCAATGGTGGGTTAACTGCTGGAGGGCATACCATACCTTTAGGAACTGGTGTGATAGTTTGAATGTTTGCAAATGTCTTATCTCCACTTTGCTTGTGGATTATATTAACCATACACTCACGACCAATTAAACTAAACACATTGTATTTCTTAGCCTCGTCCTCAGTCAATGTCTTACCCTCAATAGAGTGAACATCTTTTCTCAATGTTGACTTCTCGTGCATTGACAAGGTGTACATATTACGAGCATAGAAAGGTTGCTCTCCTTTGTTAGGGTCAAAGATTGCAGTTTCTAATGGCAGTTCAAAAAGGACTTGCACCTTTCTTTTCTTACCACCAAACTGACCAGTTTGCTCTGTTGTTCCTAAGTCAATGATTTGATAGATTCTTGCAAGATGCATTCCTACTGGTGCTATCTTGTTAGTGTAATTGGATTCGCCTCCAATTGGAGCATTTAGTGTTGGTAACATAACTGATTTGGATTTATTGATTAAAAATTAAAGTGATTTAAACATGATGTGTGCAGCATCTTCTAACTTAGCCATTGCTTTATCAAATGCTTCTACGTATTCATCTGTTGTAACTGCAATATAGTCACGATAGATAATAGGTACATTGTGATACTCTTCTTTGTGAAACTGACGAGCCATTACGGCACAATTAGAATCGCATCGGGTGAAGATACCACTATAGCATCCATCGTTTACAATTGAAACCATTGAGCCGTTCAGATGGTCATAGTGAAAATAGGTGTTACCCTCTACAAGTTTGAAAATAGTTGATGTGTTCATATTACATGAATTTTAGATTGATTGATTAGAAATGATTAGTTGATTAGTTAATTAAAATAATGGTATGTCACAAATTTCTCTAAATGATTTTGTTTCTCCATCTTCATCGTCAATCCACCCATCTTTTAATTTGTCTTTTTTTCCAAGCCTTTTAAAGGCATCTTGAAAATCCTTTGCTTTAATTGTAAAGCATCCAATACCAAATTCGTTTGGTGTCCAAATTGTAAATTTTTGTAAATTTGTCATAATGTTTGATTTAGTGATTGAGTAAAATTTTTTGTGACTTATTGATAGGCAAATGTAGAACTATATTTTGATTCTGCAATACCTCTATCAAAATAAACACAATTATTTTTAGTCACATTACGTAACTGACTGATTTTGTGGTTGCCTAATTTCAATTATTTTATTTGACTGCTCAATCCAATACCTAATAACACACCTACACCTACCTTAAATGCAGTTGATTGATACCACTTAGGTTCTTTTTTAACGTAGATGTTAGATAGGTTGCTGATTGACATAGTAGGATTATCAATGTGTAATCTCACTACACTATCTGTTTTTCTCAACAAACGATTAATAAGACCATCTCTTAGAGTATCACCCACAGAATAGGTCAAAGTACCACTTGATACGATTGAGTCTATTACAAGCACTCCTAATGAGTCAATCTTACCATCAATAGAATACCACTCATTATAATCTGAGAATTGAACTGGTAACTTAATATACTTGCTTGAATCAATTGTGATAGGTTCAGCAAGTTGAATCTTAGTCTCTACCTTAGTCTTATATTGAATCTTTACAATCTCCTTAGGATTGCGAATGGCTAATAGTTTTATTGCTATATCCTTTGAATCAATCTTACTCTGATAGTTCACCGCTTGACTAATCAACTTACTTGAATCTTCTAAATGCTGCACCTTATAATTCTGTACCTCTTCTTTCATCTTACGATAGTCAATAGTTAACTGACCATTCTTTCCACAAGTATGAATGAAGATAAGAATCATAACAAATGCACATACCATCAGTAAGACCTTATCAAGTGAGTCAAATTTATTTTGTTGCATAACCACCAATTAACTTTATGAACTTTTCCCACTTTAATTCAAAGCAAGACTTATCTCTTAGGTTACTTCTAAGAACATTCTTAGCTACATAAATTGGCATTTCTCTCTCAGTCACATAATGCTTCACCACATTTAGCAGTCTTTCATCTGCTTCTTCTTCGTCCATTGGTAAGGTGCATTCTCTCATAATTGCCTTGTTGCTTTCTTGACAAGTAAATGTATTGATTCATCTAATCTCTTCATTGAATCATCAACCATCTTTAGTAGTTCATTCTGTTCTTGGTCACCTACCTTCTCTCCTTTATCAAGCAATAACTTAACCACACCAGCAACAGATGTCAATGGTTGCCTTAATTCGTGAGATAACATAAACCTAAACTCTTCAAGTAACTGCTTTTGTTTCTCGTGTTCGTGAGATGTTATACTGGTGACATCGGTAATCTGAAAACCTACGAAATGTAAACTACCAAGTATTGCATAGCAGTTCCAAAGCACCCATCTTAAACCACTATTTTTCTGCTTAGTTCGTGCGTATATTCTTACTGGGTTAGGTGTAATCTCAATGGCTCTCTTAACAGATTGAACATAATCATCTAACTCAGTATCATCTGTTATGATATCACTTACCTTCTTAGGTTTGATGTGTGAACTATACTCTTTGAAAAGGTCATTAGAACTAACTATCTTACCTTCATAGTCAGATACGACATACAACAAGTCAATAGAATTGGCTAAGATGTATATTGCTGACATTGACTAACTACGTACTATCTTGTTAATCTTACGAATCATATCTAACCAATAGAATGTAGAACGATATAGCCAAATAGATGTGGCTAATAACATCAACATCATTACAATTGAGTTAGATAAATCACTATATAAGTAGTCTTGAGCCATCTTATTTTCACATTTTTGTACAGAATAAGGTGTAAGTTCAAACTTTTTTCCCTTAATTAACCATTTTGCATCACAAGGTTGGATGGTATCCGATGCTCTAAATGGTATTACTGGTATTGGCTCAACTTCTACCTCAACATTTGGCTCAAATTTAGTCAATAATTCATCAACATATAGTACCTCACCCCATTGATTTTTGTAAATGTACATTGAGGTGTCACCCATATAGTGATTTACAAACATAAATGGTTCAGGTTCTTTTATTTCCTTACGATTTATAGTATATGTTGTATCATAAGTGACCTTATAGGTAGACTGGATGGTATCCTTAACTGCTTCAAACATCACTACCTCCTTTCTCACTTGGTTTCCACACCCATTTCAAGGTAACTACTGCACCAATGATATATGCAAATGACTCTTTATCTATCTTCTTAGAGAAAAATAGCCAAAATCCAACTACAGATATGAGTGAGCCAATTGTTAGATGCCAATACACCATAATCAAATCGGCTATTTGTTTGAATTTCTTTGGTTCGATAGCCATACCAACTATACGACCTTTGTGAAATATAGTTCTCCTTCTTTTTGTCTTCTTTTAACCAAACCTTGCACTACTTTTCCACCAGCCTTGTTCCATTTAGCAAACTCTAATGGTATCTTAGGGTCATTTGGATTGCTTAGTACCATCTTTAGTAGTGTAGACTTGGATAAGTTACCTAATCCCACATTAAAGGCAAAACAAACAAGTGCATCAAACTGATATTGAGTCAACTTGACTGATTTGGTGTACTTACTCACATAGATATCGTAGTCTTCAAGAGTATTGATTAACAATATCTCTGCTTCATTCTTATCACGTAGCACATCGCCTATCTTCACATTCGACTTATCGGGATAAAAGCAACTTCCAAAACCAATTGTAGCAACACCAGCACTACACTTGTAGGCATTTAGCCTTAGACCTTCAAAGTCTTTTAAAAGTTGTATACCACGTTTGCTAATGTTCATATGCCGTTGTCAGACGATTTCATTAGATGATGAAATATTGCATTGTACAATAAATTGGAGTTAATACTAAGACTAATGTCAAATCATCAGAATTAACTTTTAAAGTATTACCGCTAATTGTAACATTTATATTTGCGTCAGTATCTATAACTCCAACTCCATATCCAAAACCAGAAGCAATTGAAACTGGTAATGTAAAACTTAAAGTACCAGTTGGATTGATTGTAAAATCTAACTCTATATTAAAAATAAATGTTAATGTTACTGCATTTCCAATTTTTGAATATACACCATCTGGTCCACCTGTTGATACAATTGCCCCTGATAATCCACTTAATGTAGGTGCAAATGCTGCACTTTCATAGTCAAGCAAGTTCCCAACCTCAATGCTTTTTGATGTTCCTTGAGGGGATTCGGTTGTGTCGCTGATGTCAACGATGTATAATAAGTCTCCACTGACTGCCGTAGCAAGTGGTGTTAAGTCGGTAATTTTTACTCCTGCCATGATTGTATTGGTTTGTAAGTTATCAAAGGTAAGGCTTTCACCCAATCAATTGAGCACTGCTCAACTTCTTCGATGCTGATTACGTGATTTCCATCAGCATCCATGATGGGGTTGAAATAATTATCGGGCATGAACTGAATGCCAACAAGGCTCTGAGCCTCTTCGTATGTGAGTTGATGTACTTGCATTATACTTGCCTTGCTAATGTAGTTTGAAACGCTTGAATTGATGTATAAAGTGCCGCTGCTTCACCATCAGTCAAGCCGCTACCGATAGTTGCAAATGCACATTGTTTTGTTGAAAATAAAACAGGAGTTGTGTAATTTAACGCACCTAAATAAATAGTCTTATTAGGTTTTGAGATTGCATTCTGTGTTAAATTATGAGTTTTTGTTGTATTCTTAAATGCGTTTAAAATATTTGATGCTGGTCTATTTGAACAAAACCAACCTCTTGAATCTGTATTCGCTATATCGCTAATTGCTCCAGTATATACTATTGACCTAAATGTATTTGTTGCTTGTCTTGATGCAATAACAATATAAGCACTTGGGTCAACTGCTCCACCGATATCATATCTATTCTCTGCGATATTAGTTCTTGAGTAGTAGCTTATGTGTGAACTATTAATATTTAAAGTTGTATTTGCATTTAAAAAACTATCAGCATAAGAATTAGTTCCGTTAGGCAAAGCACCATTAGCTGAATGTGTCCAACCACCAATAAAACTCAAGCGAAATGCAGCATTGGTATCAAGTGGATTTTTAAGATTAAATTTTTGAGTGGTTGCAGTATTTCCTACCATTGGATAAATCGCATTACACTTTGTCCAAGTTCCATTTACTTTCATCGAGGTAACTAATGTGCAAATGGCAGATGTGATTGTTGCATCTGTAATTCCTGCCGCAGCTAAGAATGCATTAGCATCTGCATCGGGGCAAGTAATTGCAAATTGATATGGGTTGACTAAAAAACTCATACGTAAGTACCAATTAAAATTACTTTCAATCCCTTTGCCGTACCATTTCCAATTTGGTCGATGTCGATTGTAATCTCTGAGTCATCAGCAAGATTGGCATCGCTAATGACTGGAGGAGTGGCAGCCGTTGTGCTTGTTGTTTCTGTATTGTCGATTGTCAATTTAGTGGATAAAATCGATGTACCACTTTCATTAATATCAATGGTAAAAATACTACCACTTGCTTGAGCCGTTGTAAGTGATGCTCTAACTGATGTTAAGGTAACTGCTCTTGGCATTCTAAATGTAATCTTTGCCGTTCCAGTAGTTAGTGCAGTAGTCTCATCTGATGCTGCCACAACTAACTCAAATGGTGTTGCAATATTACCACTACCAAGAATTGATGTGGAATTGATGGTCTTAATATTAGTACCACTTGTTAAGGTATCTTGTTTACCATTTATCTGTGTTTGAATTGCAGATGTTACATTTTTAACATAGCTTAACTCAGTAAGACTTGGATAGGTAGCAACTGGTAATGATGCTATGATTCTTGCAGCAGTAAAGTATGCAATCTCATTAGTAGTTCCACTTCCAGTTATTGCATCAACTGGTGTACCATCAAGATTTAAAACCCAAGATGTGTAAGTACCACTACCAGTATGATTCTTTATATCTACCACAAGCGCACCAGTAGCAGCATTATAACTTGTTACCTCACCATGCATATGATTAGCAGGATTATGTACAACAAGTATTTCTTGCAATGGAATGTAGGAAAGATTAATATCTACTACAAAACTTTTAGAGCCATTGCTTACACTATTAGATGTTACAGATGATGTCTTATACCTATCTGCTAATGAGTTAATAATTGGGTCTGTTGCAGTTCCAGTTACAGAAATATTAGTTCCTGAATTAACAGATGTAACCGTTCCATTTGTAATGGTTGGTTTGTTTAGTATTTCTGCTACACCACTTGAGGCATTCCAATCAGCATTTACTTGTGGTGGTACATCTCCAATAGTGATGAATCCACTATCATTAGTTAAATCACTTGTAGCAGTTGGTATAGTTGGTTTGTTTAATATCTGATTGTTTCCACTTGTTGCATTCCAATCTATAGGTCTTTCAATGGTTTGAAAACCAGCACCGAGATTAGTCCAATAAGTAGTATTGGTAGGTAATATTGAATCATTGTTAGCAATGCACCTATAAATGTTACCAAGATACCAAACCACATTACCTATCACATACTGATTACCAGTTGATGCAAGATGGTCAATTGAGAATGCAATGGCAGTCATTACACCACCACCGCCACCACCACCAATTGCCACCAATGGGTCACCAATAGAACCATTACCAGTTATTGTTACACCATCTACTGCTACCTCTGTAAGACAAGGTGTGCAAGGTTCAAAATCGGGTAGTGGAATGTCACCAGTTGCACATATATCATAACAACCATCTTCAGATGCACTTACTACTGCAACATCAACATCAATAGCAACACAAGCCCACTCATAGTTAGCAGTTAATGACTTAATCTCATTGACATAACCATTAGGTATTACCTCATATTGAATAACTGCCAATGCACTCTTAAAGTCAGGGTCAGTTCCACTAATCAATCTGTAGATTCGTGATGCAATCCAATCTTGAGAGTCTTCAGAGTCACAAAGTAAATGTGATTTTCTAACAATTGCATATGCAGTCAATGGAAAAGTAGTTTGGTACAATGTTTTGCATCCACTAACCTTGAATGATTCAGTCTTAACTACTGATACCTTACCACGTTTTGCCCAAAAGAGAGTTCCTTGTTTAGCATCAAAATTAGTTACTACCTCAGCCTGACCATTACCAATATAATGTACCCATGCTTTCTCATTACCATTTGCATTGAGTTCGCATAATGGGTAAAGTTGGTCAAAGATATTAGCTACCTCAACCCTTTGATTTAATCTCTCTATTATGCTTTTTAGTAGATTCATTTTAACATTTCATTTATTGCATCAACTACATATTGACCATGTTTCAATAAGAACTCTTCTTGCTCAATATCGGTAGGTTGGAATATAACACCATAACCACTTGAATATCTATTACCAAATTCTAACCCTTTTGCTTTTAATGTTTCAGAATCAGGTAATTTTACCTCAACTGAAAGACCATCTTTAAGCACTTCTGACTGCAAGAATCCACCAGCTAATTTACCAGTTAATTGTAGTGGTAACTTAGCAGATGTCTTACTCTTTAACTGAGCATAGCCTTCAGGAAAATATAATGACTTGATTGGTTTACCTTTCTTAGTTTTACCTTTACTATCAGTTGTTGATTTACCAAACTTAAATGATGCTGGTGCATTTCTAACTGATTTTGGGTCAACATAAATTGGTTTTATAGAATATGGATAAGTTGGTAAATCTTGCATCTTAGTATTTTTACCACCCTTATTACCACTACCAAATATACGTTTGAACATTACCCTCTTTAAGTTTGTCCCAGCACGATAGAGTGGTTTAAATTCCTTTAACCAATCACTATATAGTGCATCTAATTTTATATTGGTTTCCTTTATGGTAGGCATCAGGGTAAAGCAGTTACGTACTTGTAATTTTTATTGCAATCGAAACAATGCCTATCATCAGATAGTCTCATATTGGTCAACATTGCACTTAACTCTTCATTGTATCTTGTGGCTGCTATATCTCTTGCTTGAGTTATACCTTCAACATTAATTGATACAGATGTATTTACTCTCTTGTTTGGTGCAATTGTAAGAGCATAATCATATATCTCAATGGCAGTTGAATATGCTAATGGCATTGCCATTAATCCACCAATTGAACACAACCAACTTTCTCTATCACAATTCACGTTATACACAAAGGACATTCCTTGAGTGTACTTCTTAGATAGAGATGAGGTAACATTAAAACCATCAGTAGTTAATTCGATTCCAATTGCATCTACAAATGGGCAGATATGAGCCTCTTTAAGTCTACCTCCACAATCTGTACACGCACCTTTCTTAGTAATCATCTTAGTAGTATCGTACAATGACTCATAGACAAATGCTAAATCTAACTTTCTTCTTTTAGCTTTGAATGTTTTACCAATAAATTCTTCTACTGCTTCACTCTGATAATCGAATGTATCAATCAATTTCAAAGTTGACATATCAAATACCAATATCTCTACTGGTGTATTCATTGTGTAGATGTCAATCTGTAATTGGCTCAAATAGAAATTTAAAAACGATGTATTATTTGGGTCAATTTTAACTCTGATACCAGCATAACGACCAGCACCAAGTGCAAGGTCAACATTGGATGCATTAGTTAATACCTGACCTATTCTCTTATTCTCAATGATAGTATCTGCTTTCATTGTTGCTTGTAGTCTTGTCAAAATATCACTTGACAATTTTCTCCAAGCAAAGGCACGTTTGCCTTCAAACAATTCTACACCACTTACATACTGGTCTGTGATTAATTGACCAAGTAATGTAGTATTAATGCCCAAATCATCGATATATAAACCAGTAGTAGGTTCTGACAATTGGCAGCCTTTCAAACCTAAAAGTTTTTCAAAGCACATATTTTAGTTTTTTCAAAGTTATAAAAAAGGGTGGGCATTTAAACACCCACCCCTCAATTTATTGTGATAGTAAATTGTCACCATTTTGACTCAGCAATTCATCTAAGTTTTCACTCAGTAGAAATTGTGAGTCAATTACGGGACATTGACAATAGATACACAATTTACATAGTTCACACCAGCAAATTTATCTCCAGCCTCGTAGATGTCAGTTGGCAATGTAACAATCTTACCAGTAGCAGTTACGATAACAGATAAGTTACCGCAATCATCTTTAAGAGTTAAGTCAACTGGTACACCAGCAGGAGTGAATGCAATTGTACGTGAGTAAGCCATACCTACTGATGGTGTGAAATTAGTATTCCACTCAGCCAAATTGTATGATAACCATTGGATAGCACCAGCAGTAGTAACTAATGCGTGAGTTTGGTCACCTTGTGCTGCTGCAACACGAGCATCATAAGCAAAACCAAATCCATTCTGTTGAGAGATAGCTAAGATATCAATACCACTTTGTGAGCAACATCCAGCCTTAACTGCATTTGCATATCTCTGCATTGCTGCACCACCGAATGCAATTGGTGCTGCTGGGTAGTTTGCCATTGTTGCTGCTTGTTGAATATCAGCTAAAGCAAATGGGTTAAGATTACCACTTGAATCAATAGTAGATACTTCAATGCAGTCACCATCCATTGTGTAGAAACCAGTAACATCAGTACCCCAAGTACCGATAGCAGCAACCGCTTGTGTAGCAGCAGCAGTAGCAACTTTTCTATCAATTACATCCATAAGGCGCATAACTGACTCTAAAAAGTACACACTATTGTCTTGACAATGACGTGCAATGTCTGCTCCTGAGATTAACTGAGATGCTTGGTAGGTATCTGTAGTCTCTAATGTGTAGGTCTCAGTTGAGTCACCATAAACATTAGTAGCAGTACAATTCATAATCTCTGCACCCTCTTCTACTTCAGTTTCGGGTAGACGTTGAATCCAACGTGCTTCAACGGTTCTTAATTTACCGCCACCAGTTGAAACTTGTTGACGAATTAATTTAACATTTTCAGGTGAGTTAAGATACTCAAGAAAAGGTAATGACTCACGTTGACCAACCTCAATGAAGAGTTGACCAAGTGGTGCTTGGATATTCGGGCATTCCGATAGTATACGAGAAATTGACATTTTAGTCGAATTTAAATAGTTAGTTTTTGTCTCATTAAAGGTTGAGATATCTACCTACTTTTTGTATCGTGTTAGAGTCACGATTGACTACTTTGTCTTTTTGCGTGGCTAATTTACAAAAATATTTTAGATATTATTTGTTTTTCTCAAATCGTTTTTAAAGCCTCAAATATGCGATTTAAGACACTTAATGTGTTTTTGATACTGCAATACCTTTTTAAAAAGATAATACTTTTGTCTGATAATCAATCAGTTACAAACATAAAAAAAGGGTAACATTTCTGCTACCCTTTCTCCATTTACTTAATCTTCGCATAAAAAGTAAACCACTATGAACACTCAAAGATACTAAATTACATACCTAAAAAACGTGGGTTAACACTTTTTGTTTTGTTGTTTTGTGTTGTTTCAAGTGCTGGGATGTATGCACCTTTTTGATTTATGGTCTTACCTTGATGTACATTTTTTTGGATGATACCAGCATCAGTTGCTTCTTTTAATAGCACATCTGAGATACCCAAAAATGAACCAGCCTTAGCAGTTGACTTTAATCTCTCACCACTCTTTTTATCTTTCACGATTGCGTTACCATCGTCTTCTAAATCTATCACATACTTTTCTGCAATGACTGACTTAAACCCTCTAAGAGTAATATCACTAACAGATGGGTCAATCTTAATAGCAGTTAGTTCTTTCTCAAAGATTGAGTTGATAGAATTAACCTTAGTCTCTTCTTTTACTTTCTCCTTGTACTTATCGAACTGAGCCATTACATCTTGACGTGCAGAATCAACATCATTATGTTTTTTCTCAAGTGACTTATACTTAGATTCCCATTCCTTGATTAAAGTCTCTGAGCCGTTACCTGATGCTCTCTTTTCCCATTCCTCACGTTGTGCCTCAAATGATTCTTTGGCTCTCTCTGAAGCACTCCTAATTACCTCTTCTACTTTCTTATCTTTGAAATCATCTTCAGTAAGTACAATTCCAAATGGCTCAAATGCCTTACGTGCTACGTTAGTAATGCTACCAGTAACACGACCTATCTTAGATGATAGTTCCTCACTTTTTATCCATTGTGCTGAAAATTTTTCCTTCGCCTCCTCTATAGATTCTGCGTTTTCGAGATTTAGGAACTTCACCAGTTCCAATGCTTCTTGCTCCTTCATTTGTATTTATGTTTAGTTCAATTGGTTTAAGTTCTAATTTGCGACCACCATTAAGTATAAGCAGTTCAGCAACCATATTGGAGACTTTCTTTATTTCTCCTTCAGGCATTACAATTACGTTCATGCTTCAAAGATAATAATTTTTTGATTGTGTTATATTTGAATTAATTTAGACAATAATTTGTAAATATGATAGGTGTAGCAATAACCACTCACAACCGAAGAGATGTTGCATTAGAAACTATTTCTAAATGGAAAACTATGCTACCTAATGGTGCAGTAATAGTTGTGGTAGATGATGCAAGTGCTGAACCATTTCCAAATGCAGATTACAGATTCAATGAGAATGTAGGTATAGCTAAGGCAAAGAACAAGTGCATAGAGTTACTCATTAACAAAGGGTGTGATGAATTGTTTTTAGCAGATGATGATACTTACCCTACTTCATCTGACTGGTACAAATCATATATTGAAAGTCCTCACCCATTTCTATCATACACATTTTCAATTGTAGGTAGAAATGTTTATAATGGAAACAAACTTATAAAGAATGAGAATGGTCACAAATGGTATTCAAATCCATGTGGGTGCTTGGTGTACATCAATAAGGTTGTAGTAGATAAGATTGGTGGCTATGATTTCCAGTATTCAATGTATGGAGATGAGCATTTAGATTATGCTATTAGGGCAAAGAATGTAGGTCTTATTGAGTATCCTTATATTGATGTATCAGAGCCTAAATTTTATTGTCTTGACCAAGTTGGGAACTATAGAACATCAAGGTTAGATGCAGCAGCACAATCATACATAAGTCATAGAAGACTATCTGAGCAAAAAGATAGTAAAGACTTCATGGACTATAAAGAATCTTCTAATGAACTTCAAGAACCTTATATTATTACAAGTTATTTTAATTATTCTAAAGACCCACAGAGACGAATTGTTTTACCAAATTCAATAGATGCACTAATACCACTTATAAATAGTTGTAATGATTTAGGAATTAGATTAATCATCTTGACTAATTGTGACTTTGAAAATGTAGGTAAAACGGAATTTGTAAAGGTTGAGAATCCTGACCATCAATTTACACCTAATGATTTTCGTTGGTTAGTTCAATTGGATTACATACAAAAAAATAAAACAAGCCATGTATGGTGTGTTGATTCAACAGATGTTGAGGTGCTTAAAAATCCTTTTCAGATTGATGATAACTTACTCTATGTTGGACATGAGGCGCAAACACTTGGTAGTGGTTGGTTGTGGGATTCACAATATAGATACTGCAAAACACCAAACTACATTAAGTTGTTTAGAACTTCAAACAAATTAACACTATTAAATTGTGGAGTGGTTGGTGGTTCTTATTCTATTGCACTTAGATTCTTTCAAATAATGGCAACTGAAACTTATTACAATGCTAAGAAATCAGGTAGAGCAATGGATATGGCAAGTTTTAATTATGTTGTTTATTCACATTTTGCAGATACCTTAGTCATGGGTTCTAATGTAGTAACTGATTTCAAAGCATATCAAAGAAATAACATTTCAATGTTTAAGCATAAGTAATCTATGTGAATCCTTCAGCCTTTGCTCTTGCTTTAACAGATGGGTCAACTTCATCTGCTTCTATTGGCACTAAGTAGTGTCTACAATTCCAACCACCAACAAATGTGAATATTGACTTAGAATCAGTTCCCTCAATACGACCAGCCCAAGTACCATCAACTATATCATCAATACCAGCAGAGTTAATACCAGCACCCCATTGTTCTATTTCTTTAACATGGAATACCTCACCTTCACGATGTTGGCAGAATGGTCTTGTAGTTGGAATCTCACCACCAAGATATTCAAAGTAGGTAGCACCAATGGTTTCATTAACTGCTGCTGAGTATGACCTATCTGCTACTGCTTGAGCCGTTAATGCATTGGTCTTAATGTGTCTTAATAACAAACCCTCAGTAGCATCTGTGCCAAGTACCACACCTTGTAGTGCATTAATGGTATCTCTAAGTGGCGCACGTGCTGATATGTTAGTCACCAATTGTTCAACAAATGGTTGAGTGACATTGTTCTTTAAACCACTCCCTATGAAAGTATCTATAGCATTAGTCTTAGATATCTGTAATAGCTTAGTTTGTGCAGCCGTTGGTTCAAATGCTGGGTCAAATTTCTGAGCAACTTCATTACTCAATACTACACCCTCATCAATAGAGTTAAGGAATGTCTTGATAACTGCTTGATACTCTTTACCAGCTAATGCCTCATTTAACTTATCTGCTATGATTCCAATTCTTGCTACATTATTATCACTCTGAATAATGTTACCAGTAGCATCTACCTCAAGGTCATTGATAACTGGTAGTAATTCCTTCCATATCTTTAACTGCACCTTTTCGGTAGCAGTACCCATCTTATCGGGTGTACTATCAAAAAGTGCAATCTTTTCTTTGACTATATCTCTAAGCGATGCCACTTAATAGATTTTGTTGTGCTAATTGGATTGGGTCAAGTACCTCTCTTACCTTACCTACCGCAGCATCTCTTAACTGAACTATTTGGTCTTGCATTGGTTGGTCTAAGAAATTTTGATAATCAGCATTAGGTACAAATGTTCTTACCAATTCCATCACAAGTTGAGGTGCTGATTGATGCAAGACATCTTGCCATTTCTCAATAGTACCTAAACCAAGTCTTGCTACTATATCAGCCTGACCCATCAATAACAATTCATCTGCTGACATAATCAGTTCATAAATTGCAGCACTTTCATCATCTGTATAGTTGATTGCCTTGATATAGTTGTAGACATTAGCATATGTTACCGCTGGAGGTACACCAGCCGCAATACCCTCAGATATAACCGCCAAATAATCACTTGGAGTTGAGATGTCAAATGATGTAGGATATACCAAGCTAACACCCCCAAAGTATTCGCCATAACGCATCTGACCAATAGTGTTGAGCATAAATTCATACATTCCAAATAGTTGGTCAGATATAGGTTTAACAAACGCATATAATGCTCTCATTTTATTAAGTGAACCAGTAGCAGTTGATGCCTCACCTATTGTACCTGATTGGTCACTTGATGGTAAATGTAATACACTCCTTGACTTATCCATTTGAGTATTAATCTCATTTCTAAGAAATGTCAATGTATCCATTGGTGGACTTACAAACTTCATGTAGTCACCACTTAATCCACTATCACCCTCACTCATTGATGTCTTAGGTTTAACTAACAACATACCAGTAGGTGAAAAACGACTCTTAACACCAGCACCACTACAACTTCCACAAGTACGATAACCACCACCGATAGGGTCAAAGATTTGTCCATTGTCACATCTGTTGCCCTCTCTATCTACAAACTCACATATCTCACCTAATGCAACCATAAATGGAAATGCACTTGTAGCTTTACTCATCTGCAAGTAAGACTCATCTAATACCACTTGGTCAAGTAATGGTACTGCCGTAATGAATGGAGATTGAAACACTAACTCATCATTAACTAACAATGGTGTACCCATCAATTTTCTACAAGGTACATAACCTAAGTCGTGTTGAAAATACACAACTGGTTCACCAAATGTTAAGTCAGACTTCTTACCTACTTGTTCAATTCTGTAAATGTATGTATCATCAAATAATTCAAGAATGATTCCACTCTCTTCAGTCTTACTACCTACCTTAACGTATGAATTATCTTCATCAATTACCAAGTACCATCTACCATATTCTTGACCTACTATTCTTTTGCAATTATAGTAAGATGGCATTGGTTTAATTAGGTTGTTACCAAGTAGTACCTCTTCAACATTACCATTATCATTCTCATCTTCATTATCAAAGTCTTCAGGTTCGATGGCAATGATTCCATTAGGGTCAATCAACTTTAATGTTGGTAACATCGACTTGACAAATGCCTCAACACTACCAAACTTTTCTATCTCTTCATTGATGAATCTGCTAAAGGTATCTTCACCAAATCGTTCATCTAATTCGGGTCTTACATTAATGCTCCAGTTTTGGTCAGCAAATGCACGTGAGATAGTAGCTTTAAAATCTTCAAATACATTTAGAGTAGTAGCCTTATAATTAGCTTTGATATACTCATATTGCGCCTCTGTTTGATTAGGACTTCTAACAGATAGAAGATGGTCAGGGTAGACATCAGCACGAGCATGAGGTAAGATTGAATCATACATCATTGCAGAGAAATTGTAACCATCCCAATATTCGGGATACTGGTACATTCCTACCCTACGTTTTGAGATAGGATTGGTCATAGACCTTGACTTATCATTCTCGAATGCCTTATGTTTATAGGCAAACTTACTGACTATCTTGTTAACCTCTTCTATAGAGAGTGCCATTATGCTACTGATTTAGGAGTTGTAGTATTGATGATATGTGAGCCACATGATTTTGAACGACAAAATGTAGTTTTCATAGTTTTATTTTTTAGATATTAATGTTATACCACGACCTTCAGGTGTATTTAATGTTGTTGTATTATAGTTATGTTGTGATGCATACTCAACAAGTCTCTTAGGGTGTTCTATGTGGATTGTATCATGGTATGCAATTATACCACCATCACTTACCAACTTTTCAACTAAATGAAATTCGGGTAGTATTGAATCCCAAGAATGGTCACCATCAACAAATATCAAATCAAAATGTTGTGTTGGTAATGTTCTTAGTTCATTGTGTGAGTTACCAAGAATAAAGTCAATTGACTTACCACCCTCTGCCATATATAACTTAGTTGCATCTGTTCTATAATCATGGATATCAATACCAACATATTGACCACCTTTAGGTAAAGCCTTGATTAATGCTTGTGATGTCTCACCCTCAAATACTCCTATCTCAAGAATGGTATCATACTTAGACATCTTAACAAGTGCTGCTAAGAATTCACCCACCTCTATCTCAGAGTTCCATTCATGTCTTTCAATCTGACTCATTTCTTAGGCTTCTTTTTAGTTGGCTTGTACATTATTTATTTACGTATTTCTGACCTATGATTCTATCTATTGTAAACTGGTGTGATTTATTATTCTTCTTCATCATAACCTTTAGCAATCTCTCTAACCACTCAGTATAGAATCTTGATGTAAAGTTACGACCACCAAAATATGATTGGAAATAAAAGTTATCTACTACCTCTTCAAATGTCAAACCACGAACATTGGCAAAGTGAATAAACCCAGTCTCAGATTTACCACCTCCTACTATACCATCATTCTTGTATGATGGGTCGTACTTAGTCATTGCCAATGCAACATTCATATATAGTTCGTCAGGTTGACCATTACCCCATTTCATTCTCAATCTTTTTGTAGGTAGCTGATTGGTCGTATAAAGGATTCTAAGCACTCCAAATAAATCTTTGGACTCTTTACATACCTTGATAAATTGAAGACTGCTATTGATAGCTGGTAGGATTGAATCAGATTCTAATTTAAAGTGACTCCAAATATCATCAGCCCATGCCCATTGCATTGAGGGGATATCACGACCTAAATCAATAGTATGATACCCCACACAATGACTGATGTAATGCCTCTTTGTACTTACTAAATCATCAATGAGTGGCTGAATGTCTTTAAGACAAACCGCATCAACATCAAGATATAAATTGTTTTTGAAAGGCAAATACTTATATATGGAAACCTTCAACATTGCTGGGTCAAATTTACCCTCAACATATAGGTCAGAATTTTCTATTTCATTTATTGAATCAACATAGCTATTGATGTCATATGTTGCTGAATTGCACTTTTTAATGTCATCAACAAAGAGTGCAATCTTTACTGATGGTGAATAATGTTTTATTGAGTAGGCTAAGTTGTAGGCTGCTTGATAGTATCCAGCCTTACCAAAAGCAAATAGTACCACACCCTCCGTAGAAGATGTGGTAATATCGTTAGTGTTTAATTCCTCAGTCATTATCCAAAGATACCCGCTGGTGCAGCGAATTGAGTAGGAATGTTTTTTTCTCTCCATGAGAAAGTAACTTCATATCTCTGCAATTCGTTATTCTGTTCAGGGATAATAAAGTTAGCAGATGTTGTGATTCCAACTGGTGGGTCGATGTAAATAACTTTACCGCTATCACATAAATAAGCCATAATCCAACCTACTTTTTGTTGGTTTAATGAGTTATAGAATGCGTTGTTTTGGTCAGTTACGTTAGCATCGTAAAGAGTAGCAGTTCTATCTTCGTTGATACGAATTGTAGTACCACAACCTACTGGTGAATCAACCGTAATAGGTGAACCAGCAGGAAGAGCAAAACGAATATCTTCAACTAATACGGCAGTCCCAGCAAGGATAGCTGCTTCAATTTCAGCAGCATCTTCGGGATTAGCAAGAACAGATGCACATGAACCGATAACGATGGCAGACACACCACCTAATTTATATTCACCGCACGACACCAAGTCATGTGGCTCAAGTCCTGATTCGCAATATGAGGCGCAGCCCATTGTATATAGATTTAAAGTTGTTCAGTCGCTATTTAAGGTTGCTTCCGTTAAACCTACTGGGTGCAAAAAGATGAACAAATATAATTAATTTTCTTGATACAAATTAATTGAATCTTGAGTAGTGATTCTGTTATCGTCTTGAGTCAATAAGAATGGCTCATCTCCTAAGTCTAAGATAGATGGTAAACAATCAGCATCTGAGTCACCACATTGTACCTTAACAACCTTATTCTCTTTCTCAAGTAAGTCAATAGCAAATGAACCTAAGTAGGTATCAGCATCTGACCAATCAATAGTTGGGAATGCATTATCTTGAGGAAACATCAATACACCATTGACATAGCAATTGTCATAGTAGAATATGGTAGATAAGAAATCAAGAACATATTCGGGTAGTCTACCAAAATGAAATGTCCATTGTTTAAGACGATTCACATAGTTAGCTGACCACTTACCTGATGCATATCTAAATGTGTTGGCATTGGTCACGTATTGCGCCTTAGACCTTCTACCCTCAAGTCTAATCATTGGTAGAAATGAAGAGCCACCAAAAGCTAAGTTGAATTGGTCTTGAGCATTACAACCTTCTATCTTAAAATACTTGCACGTATCATTGTAATCTCCTAAATCAAAGACCTCAGAGTATTCTACAAAGGTTGATGACTCAGCAGCTAAATTAACATAAACTGAATCAAGGAATACAAATGCACCATTATCCATTGCTTGACCTCTTATAGTTAATGGTTCAGCAAATGCACCAGTAGTAACTTGAAAGGTAAATGTACCAACACCAGTTACATAGTTTGGTGTAACTGAGCCACCTGATGGTGCAATAACAAATACTCTTACATCTTGTATTGCATCAATCTTAATTGTTACATTATAGACTGAATCCTCTTCAGCACAAAGTGATGAATCACTAACCATTAATGCTTGGTCACCAATTAGTACATCAGTAAATACTGCTTGACCACCAGTAATCTCCCACACACCATCAGTCAAATCCCAACCTAAACCACTTGTACCAATTGGCACTTCACCATTAAAGTTAGGATTCTCAACACCATATCTTGAGCATCCATTTTCACAAGGGTCTGTTATAGCTAAACGATGGCATCCAATACCTATTTCTTGAGATGACATTGGAATGGCAGCAGTAACCTTATTGTCTTTTATTGTAGTTATAAAGTCAGTTACTGGTGCAACATAGTCTAATGTTATTGGGTCTACCCATCCCAACTGCATATCAGTTCCTACACCCCAAGCACCCACTTGTAGATTGAAACAACCTACAAATGTTGTTGAGGTAAAGTTGACTTGTAATGATAGGTCACCATTGATAGCTGCTTGAGTTGATAGGTAGATGGTATAATTTCCAGCAGTATAGAATGTGAATGACTCACCACCTTGTAGTGTTACCAATAACTCACCCTCTGTTAGTTCAGTAACAAGTATCACTAATCTATATACTTCATAAGGGTAAGGTGTGGTAAACGTAACAGATGCACTACCATTAGATGGTTCAGTTGAGCATACCTCACTACCTTCTAATTCCCAAATGACTGAACCAAGATTACTAACTGGTAACTTATCTGTACAATCAGGTGCTTCTACTTGAAAGAATAACTCATCATTAAGGTCAACCAATTGTTTGTAGTCACTATTGCCACATTCAATGCATCCAGTATTAAGTTCCTCTTCAGTATAGAAGATAATAGGTTGATTTGGAATTGATGTAAAACTCATCTTAATATCTTATTAGACTTTAGTTCAAACGATGCTTCTTGTTCAATGATTGATTTAACATCAACCTTCTTAATGTAACCTTCAATAGTTCTTAGTGGGTCATTCCATCTACCAAATGATATTGGTCTTGATGTGTTATTAAGTATCTCTTCAATCTCAATCATTGTCAATGGTCGTTCAAAATTATAGATTAATCTTAATATTGAATTCGGGTCAACTGGTTGTAATACATTTGGAAATGGTTCACCTATAGCATCGAACTGAGTTGTGTAGATGTCATATGTGTTTTCAATGGTTGCAGTAACTGCTGGAAATGTGTCATCAACTCTCGCCCAAACATTGGCAGTTACTTCGTCACCTTCATTACAAACCACAACCCAAGTTATATTGCAAACTGCAATCATTGTTATTGGGTCAGCTAAAATAGCTAATTGAGTATAATCTTGAATGTATACACCAGCACCATCTGACCTTATTAATTGAGCATATGCTTCATAAACATTGCTCACAATTATAGTCGTTTGAAATGTATATGTTCCAGTATATGGAATTGTATATTTAAAGAAATCAAAATTATTGCTTGGGTCGATTATCTCATTGCCAAATTTCACGTAAGGTCTAAAGGTCGCAAGGTAGTATGATGTGAATACATCACTAATACTCCAAGATTGCAATGGACTTGAATTACTTGTTGCTTGAACTTGAGTACTTCCAGCATTAAAACCTTGAATATATGAATAGATGCCATTTGGATATCCACCAATCCAATTGTATGCTACATTATCATTTGTATAATCTCCATTGTATATTGTTTGACCAATACCATATGGGTCAAATTGACGAGCATATCCTTTATCTTCAGCAATAAACCAATATGATTGTATTATGAATGTATCATTATTATAATTTTCATTGCTATGAACATAAGTATCTTCAATGACATTAGTATCAAATACTATTTTATCACTACTAAGACCTAATACATTAGATGTATTACACTCACCAATAAGTCCAAATATCTCATCTTTAAATCCTTTAAATGAGTTTTGAAAGAATGTACAAGCCGTCTCTCCATTGTTACATTCGTGTTGTTCAAGAAATGGATTAGAGCCAAAGTTGATTGATGCATATTGAGCAGCAGTATCATACTTTAATGTTATATCAGGTTGATTATATAAATTAAGTGATGCGCCTTGTTGATTAAAGTATGTTGCTGGTTCTATTCTAAGTAATGGCTTTTGATTTGGTAATACCTCTATTACCATTCCAAGTCTTATTTTTTTATTTAATGCAGTAAATAAATCAACAAATGATACAATTGCTGGGTCTTTAGTTTCATTAATTATTGATAAACCAGTTGTAACAAGGTCAAAGTTTCCATCATTTGCAAAATCAAATGAATAATAGTTACTATCAAAGTCAACTAAGTTATCTGACATACAACTTACAAGATGCTTAAATGCATCATATATGCTTACACCATAACAAGGATAACCATATGTACCATCTGATGGTTTAAACATCATTACCTTTCGTTGAATTGGTGGTACTATAGATTCAAGATTCTTTGTTATAATGCTATTTAAAGGAAATGGTATTGACTTATTGTTATTAATCTTAGTTGAGAATGAGTCATCATACAACTTGGTTGTAACACTACATCTATCAAGGTCAAATACGCATTCACTTACTACGATATACCCATTAGTTAATCTTTTCCAAATACCAGCACAAAGGTATTGAACCTGAACTTTAATTAGTGAACACCCACCAGTTTCAATTAGATTATTATAGATATATTCATAAACACCACCAACAAAAATAAGGTCATTATTAAATGATACTATTCTTGAATTAATGGTCGTATCTTCTCCAATTGTGAAACCGAAATCATTAGCATTAGTAGGTTGACCTCTATCAGCACCATCAATTAAGAATCTTATGTCTACTGCCATTGGTATCTTGAATCAATTGAGTTATTAAATCTTGTCTTAGATTGTCTTAAATCCTTTCTTAATCCCTTTAATTCAGCCTCCATAGTTTTAGAGTTTAATGTAGCATTTACATTAACACCTACCTCTTTAGCTTTTGAGTTAAGCATATAGTTCATCAATGCTGGACGAACATACCTATCTTGAATTAACTTCTTAAAGGCATCAGAGGATTGATTTAACGCATTCAATTCTCTACGATGTGCAGATGTTTGTTTTCTGTTAACGATGTACTCACCTTGCTCTGCTTCTACCATCGTACCTCCTTGACTATGTCTCTTACCACCAATCTCTCCACCTTTTTCAAACTTAGGTATTGGTTTTGCTAATGCTGCTGCTAATTGAATACCACCAGCAATACCAATCAATGCTGCTAATGGTGGATTTGGTGGAGGACCAGCAAGTGCAGCCATAATACCACGAGCAGTTGAAAGACCAATCTCAAAGACTGCAAGTGCTTTATCAGCAACTGCTTGTTTTTGTTTTTGAACTCTTATAGCATCTTGTGTCTTTTTTTCAAGTGCTGCACGAGATTTAATCTTATCACGTTCTAACTGGTCTGAATCATTAATAGCTTTTAATTCAGCCTCACTTGATTTAGTAATATCTTCTATTCTTAATTCAGTTGCTTGTTGACTTAATGCATTTAGTTCACCAAATATATTGACTACTGCATCTAAGTATTCAAATGCTTTATCAGTTCTTGATTGTTGTTCAGCATTTAACTTAGCAGTAGTATCTGCATTAATCTTAATGACTGCTGCATTGTATGCTTCCTCACCAAGTAACTTCTTATCAAGTGCATTGATAGCCTTTTGACCTTCATCTTCAATCAATTTAATCCTTTGCTCAGATGTGGCAATACCTAATATCAATGCTGCTTGATTCTCTGCATTATCAATGTCAATACGTTTGTTTGCCTCTACTACTTTAGCTTGAGTTATAGCAGCATCAGTCTTAGCTATAATAGACTTTCTGTTTGCTTCTTTGACCTCAAGTGAACTATTAGATGATTCGTTTGCTTTTATCTCAGCCTCACCCCTTGCACGTATTAATTTTAATTCATCTTCCAATGTAGTTACACCTAACAACTTTTGCAATTCAAATGCTTGAACTCTTAGGTTTAACTCTTCTTGTATTCCTTTGTTCTTAATATCTTGAATCTTCTTGACATTGTTTGCAGTCAATAACTCAAGGTCAGCAAATGATGCTTTGTTGACATCTATGAGTGCTTGTAATTTATTCTTTTCAATCTCAAAGGTCTTATTAGCTATTGCAATCTCTTCTTCAATAGTTGCAGTACCACCTACCTTTTTTGCTTCCAGTATCTTTACTTCATTTTCAATTGCTTTGTTTGTTGCATCCAATCTTATTTGAGCAACTTTCTCTACTAACTGGGCATCAATAAGTGCAATGGTTGATGCTCTTAGTTTGGCATTGTCAATACTTGACTTAGCAGCAGCCTTTTCTATTTCTGCTTCTTTCTTAGCTTGGTCAATCTTATTCTGAACTGATTCACCATCGACAATCTCCAATCTTTTTAATCCATTTATTTCAGCCTTTAGCCTATCTTCAATCAACTTATCATTAAGTTCTTTTAGTTTTGATGCATTCTCTTTGGCAGCATCTGTATCAATGATGTTAATGGATGCTTGAGCCGTTGTAGATATCTCAGTTTTGATATTAGCAATGTTTGCTCTTACCTCACCTAATGCCTTAGTAGTTGTTTCTTTTTGTTTCTCTAAGTCTTTAATTGCAGCCTGATTAGTTGATATAGATAATGCTGCACCATCTCGTGTTGACTTAGATGCTAAATCAATGGCTCTTTGTTTTGCTTCAATCTCCCTTGTTATTAGTGCTTCTTGCTCTATTAACTTTTCTCTTTGTGCTACTTGTGGCTTTAACTGACTATTGATTTCTTCTTGTGCATCACGTTGAATCTTTCTTCTATCTGCTTCTTGTTGCGTTAACTTACCTCCACTAACCAATAACTTATCATTGAGTTCAGTTCGTTCTTGTGTTTGTTTTCTTATCTCATCAGTAGCAGCCTTATTAAGTTTTTCTTGTTCAGCAATCAAGTCATTAAACTTCTTTGATGCTGCTGCATTGAGTTGGTATACTTGATACAATGCGCCAAGAACTAAAACCAATGCACCAATACCAGTAGCAGCAATTGAAACCTTCAACAAGTCAAGGCTTTTCTTGGTTGCTAATGTAGCCACCGCTGCACCTTCCTCAGCCGTTGTTAATGCAGCAACTGAACCAGTAGCAGTATTGGTTACCACTACCTTTTCCTTTAAGAAGATATTCTGCAATGCTATCTTAGTCGCACCTTGACCAGTTACCAAGTTTGCTATTTCTTGCAACCCAGTTAGTAATGCTAATGCGCCTTGAGTTCTTGCAATGGTCTTTTGTAAATCTTCACTCTCAACACCAAAAGCAGCAGCAGCACCTTGAGCAATTGAGAAACCAGCAGCAAGTCCTTTGGCAGCACCTACCGCTGCATCGAATTTAAAGGTGTCCGATGCTAAGACCTTAACCCTTTCTTGAGTATCACTAACTTGGTCTTGTAGTTTACCAGCCTCAATTGATAGTTTCTGAAATGCAGCACTACCTTCTTGACCAGCAGCCTCAAGTTTTGATAGTTCTTCTTTTAATTCTCTTAATCTACCTTTGAGTGATTGAGTTCTTTTACTTGTAGCATCAGTACCATTTGATGTATCTGTTAATGTCTTTTGGTACTTGGCTAATGCTTCTTTTGCTTTAAGAGTTTCAAATGCATTCTCTTTAACAACTTTGCCTAATGAGATTGCAGCCTTGCTAAATTTGATTGATTCACCAGTTAGCTTATTAAGTGCATCACGATTTTTATTGATGTTAGCAATGTTGCTATTGATTGCCTTAGATACTTCTTGTGAACTAAATGCTGCACCCATTGCTTTACCCATAGCTTTATAAGCATCTGCACCTTCTTTAGCAGCAGCCTCTGCACTATCTCCTATCTGCTTATTGGCATTTATAATAGTATCTGTTACCGCCTTTAACGATGCTGCTTGTGCTTCGTACTCAATAATTACTTTAGCCACGTTGTTGAGATTTTATGAACGATTCAAATTTAGTCAAAAATAAGTCAACATCACTTTTCATTAATTGATTATATGCAACTACGTCACCATCAACTATGGTCATTACTTGATTTTTAATTCTCGTGGTCGTTTCACTCGCTCGGTATCGTGGTGAGAGTCTAAGTGGTTCAATGCTTTGATTAGGTTGCGTTGTGCCTCCACGTTGTACTCCCATAATTTCTGAAAGTCGCTTGGAGACATAGACATTAAGGGTATTAGCGGCTCTATACCCAGTCGTGAAAAAAAATCGTGTGAACCCTCCTTGCACATCTTTTCAAAGACTTCTAACTTTTCCTTGTGAATATCGTTGTTGATGATTGTAGGGTCTTCATCATCACGTATAATCCAAGTGGCTGCAATGTTAAGTAACAAGTCACGATGGATAATGGTATCTTGCCTCTCTCGAATTATGTGAATGTATGTAGCAACCAATGCTGCATTCTTAGGATTGGTTAACCCAGCACTTAATGCTTTCTCCATTCCTTCAAGAATCATTTCCATCTCACTACCACTTATACCTGAACTCAATCGTTCAAGTAATGCCATAGACATTGAGAATCGTTCTAATGGCATATTGGTCTCTTTAGGAAATCTCAAGTAGTTATACCCATTGTGAGTGAATACCTTAACTAAGTTGTAACTTGATTGTTTTTGATTCCATCTATTGAATCGATGCCATAACTTGACTGGCATTAATCTTCTGAATAACTTCATCTATTGTGTTATTGCTAACCAACCTATCAAGATTGGTTAAGGTTAAAATTGTACTACCTTGATTCTCTACTACCATCATTATTGAATTGACATTGACCAGCACTTTGCAGTCTCCTAAATCAATTGCAGATAGTTCTTGTAACTCTTCATCTTCAATGTTCTTATTGTATTCAATCAATGTAGACTTTAAGACGATAAAGTTAGCCATAGGTCACCAGTATTCATGTGGGCATTGTGCATCTTCTACCCTTGTTTTAGCTGGTAGGAAGCACCCACAAGCATTGCATAGATTCAATCTCTTATACCTATGTTGACAATTGTTACAGATAGCAGTTCGTTCACTACTTAGTTTCTTATTCTTAGAACTTGCAGTAAGGTAGTAGTACCACCCTCTGATGATTGCTGATAACTTATTCATTGGTAAGATTTACAATGGATGGTTCAGCATCACTAACGGCAATGCTAAAGTCAATGCAAGTATAGGTGTCAGCACCTATGGTTAAGTCTTGTCTTGTGCCGTTTGGTGTATCTGTTGTTATCCATAAGGTATAACCTTGTAGTGGGTCAATTAACACACCTTCAATGGTAATGTTACCAAACTCATCACTAATGGATACAAAAGTCTGAATACGACCAGTAGCCTTATACTGAATGCAGACAAGGTAAGATGTATCGGGTTGTGCTACTCCAAAGGTTAGACCAGTAGCACATACATCTACATAGCTTCCTGAATCGTAACAAGGTGAACAAATGCTCATAGGTATCTTTTTAAAATTGCATTTACAAAATAACGAAAACAATCTAAGAAATCTGCTCTTTCAGATAAATTCTTTCTGTTTGACTTTATGATACCACCATCAGCATTACATTGTACTTGTTTAGCATCGTATACAAGACCTTTGCACTTTACTGAGTTGACTTTAATATCTAATCGTGTTAGTGCATTGTTGCAGTCTATTCGACTATTGTAGTGGGTTGGATTAGCTGGTATGATTATCTGTGAGTCAGCAAGGTGTAACCTTCTTTTGATTTGGGTGTAGGCTGATGAGTTATCACGTTGTTGGATGCTCCTACCTGAACCCATTGCATCACCAGTTATTCTTAGTAGACCACGAGGTACATTCAATCCTTCAACATAATCACAGAAAGCATCAATACTACCCTTATCAATGTTTATCTCACCAATGACTGAACAACCTTTAGTTGTATGCTGCTGAATGATTAATGCTGATAGTGGGTTGATGTTGAAATCGACTGAGATAAATACTGGTAGATTAGGATTCAGAGTTAGTGAATCGTCTATGTGTCTTTCATCATCCCAAGCATAAAGGAATGGATTTGAAACATCGTCCATTACATCCCAGTCACCTTCAACAAATCGTGCATACTGAATAGGTGGTAACTCTTTAAGTGACTCTAAGTAGTCTTGACTAATGTATGGGTTATCTGTTATGCGTGAATTGATGTAAGACCATTTCTCAGGTAGTGTATTGTTTCTCCACCTTTCATAGATTACTGTCTTAACCCAGTTGTTAGCTGGGTTGCAAGTAGCCAAACATACTATTGGTGGTTCACCTATTGCCTTGTTCCAACTACCTATACGTTCTTGTACCTTGTAGAATGTTGCTTCTTGCAACTCGTTTACTTCGTCAAGACCAGCACCATTCACCTCAAGACCTCTGAACCTATTTAAGTCCTTATCATCGTCATATGACTCTGCCATAAAGATTAACTCTGAACCATTGACGAACTTAACCACGTTAGTTCCTAAGTGCCACTCTTTGACATAGGCATTAAGACCATCGTTAAGTATTGAACTGAATGAGGGGAATGTTGTACGTTTAAGGTCAGGTAATGTTTTACGAATGATTACCCATCTTGAACGAGGATACTTCAATGCTAATGCTGATAAGGTGATAAGCAACCACCATGTCTTGCCACCACGAATTGCACCACCAAAGACAATGACTTTCTTTTCACCATTGAGTGCTAACTTGTATGCTTTGCTCTGTCTGCTGGTTAGCGTTATGTTCATTCGTCATCTTTACTTTCCGTTAGCGTTATGACTAATGGTTGAGATACGTTCACGTTATTATCAATGGTTTGTTTTGCTTTGCCGTATGCCCTATCAAGCAAGACCTCTGCTGCTCTTATATCACCTTTTGTAGCCTTTGCCCTCAAAGCCTTTAATATCGCCTCTGCTGCGCTTAAACCATCCTTTTCTTCGCCCATTACATCTGCGAGTAGTTTATCTAACTCAGGTAGCTTACGAGGTCTTCCATTGGGGTTGCCAGTCTGCCCTTTTTTAAACTTATGCTTCTCAATATCTTTAGCTGCCATCGTGCTGTTTTTCTGCTGTTTAATCTAATCCTACGAATGCCTTTAGTGGGTAGAATATAAGTGAGTTTCTATACCCTCCTTCATGTGTTGGTACTATGGGTGTTACCCCATGAACATTTCTCCATGCTGGGTACACAAGTATTGAATTGTCTTGTTGTCCTATTGTCGCCCCATAGTCAGGTATATGTAGGTCACCGCCTTTAGAATTAAACTTCTTGCAGATGATTACATTAACCGCCCCTACTATGTTACCAGTATCTCTGTGAAATGGTGCTGATATATTATAGTTTGAGATTGAACTGGTAAATAGGTTTCCAAACTTCCATTTGTCGGGTACACCTTTGAATAGTTCTACTTGTTGTTCGTATTGCTTAGGTAGTATTTCTTTTATTAGCTGCTCACTTTCTTTAGCAAGTAATAACATTGCCTTGATAAATGTCTGTGCAGTCTTAACCGAGTGTACACTTGATAAGGTTGCATAGTTCCTTCTCATATGTGGCTTTGGAGGAACGCTTCCTAATATTGCGCTAAATTGCACTACTAATTGTTTGCCACTTTTTAATCTTTCTAATTTATCTTTTTTATTTCCTTGTGGACCTCTGCTCATTTCAGTTTTAGGTACATTTGTGCTTCTGAACTCAGCATTAGCTAAGTCAGCAAGTTTGCACATCTTGTCTGGCATCTTAGTAAGATAAAATCCAACTGGTTCACCTTCGGCATAAAATATACAATCTTCTGTGACGTTAGGCTCGATATAACCACATTGGTCACCTATCTTGATTGTGTGCTGAACAGATGTTAAATCAATACGTTTCATATTTTATTTATTATAAGCGAATACATTTGTACACGCTGGAAACCAACTTTTTTGCCAAACATCATAATCACGACTTTTGAACTTCCCAGTATTTCCAATATCTTTCAAATCACTATATTGATTTTTTTGTTTTTCGATTATATTCCAAAATCTTGGTAAGCTATCATCAATATCAAAACTCCATTCATAAACCAACTTTTTGAATACCTTATTGGTATTTTCAAGTATTAACATTTCAGCACCTTCAATATCCATCTTGCAGCAATCCATATTTTTTGCCTCTAATTCAAAATTTAAACAAGGTACTTTGATTCCTTTATTATTCCACTTCTTAACTATTGAGTTCCTCCATACATTACCATTATTGCCAATGAATAGAATTATTTCTTTAGTATCATTATGTACCAATGCTGCTTGTTTAATTTCAGCATCGTAACCATTAAGTTCAAGATTCTTTTTTATCATTTCGCAGTTGAATGGGTCAGGCTCATATACTTTTACCTTAGCACCCTTAGAACAAGCAAGTAGTGTGAATGCTCCTACATTACCCCCACAATCCATCCATGTCTCACCAGTATTAATTGTCATGCCCTTTTTCAAATATACTTGGTTTCCAATAACCTCTTCAAATGTTTTAAGGTCTGACATACCCTCACGATAATAGAATTTAATTCCATTAATCTCACCTTTGCTTAACTTCATATTTTTTCCTTTTCAGACTTCAAATATTCCATTATCATACCACCAACGTATGCTTCACGTTCTCTCCAAAATTTAACCAGTTCGTAAGCCTCTTCATAGTGTTCTGCTTCAAACTCTATCTGTATTGCCTTCTTAACACCATCAGTCATATCTTCAAGTTGTTGAGATACATCATCATCATCAAGTATCGAGTAATCGATGTCACTTGCAAACTGAGGTACATCTAATCCCCATTCAGCTAATTCATTCGTGTCCCATTCTGATTGAATCATATTCCAATCCCATTCACCACCACTTACATTATCCTTAATCAAGAACTCACGCTGCTGGTCTTCTGTTAGGTTATCGGCAATGATAATAGGTACTTCTTTCAATCCAGCCTCTTTACAAGCCTTGAGCCTCATATTGCCACCTAATACCACCATATCGGTATTAACAACGATAGGACGTATCTCAAGCATCTGAGGTAGGTCTTTTATTGATTGAACCAATTTAGCAAATTTATCATCTTTGATAAGTCGTGGATTGTTTGGATTGACTTTTACCTCACTAATCTTTACACTCTTTGTTTTAATCATTTTGCAAATGTATTTAATTTATCAAGTGATATGAATTTCTGTAACTCAAACCCTTGAGCCTTGAAGTTCATTGTGGTGCAATGTTCTATCAGATAGTCCTTAGTCACTAACCAGCTATTCTGCTCATCAACTATCTGCACCTTGTCAAATAACTTACCATTCTCAATCAGGTAGTAGTTGATGCCATATGAGTTATTGGCTCTCATCAGATGCTTTGACCTTGACCTAACCAGCCTAAGAGTTCTTGTGCCTTTATCAATCTGACCTATGGCTCTCTTCTTACCATCTGCAAGTAATAGTGATAAGTTGATTACTGCATCGTTATGTGTGGCAATTAATCTATTACCACTACCATCTTCTATTGTGTGGGTCTTATTCATAATGTATTACTTTTGATAGTCACTAAACTTTTTAGCACCCATCTTTTTTATGAAGTGTTTTATATTGTTTCGATATAATCCAATTCGATGGTTAGGATTAATGGCTGCTTGTTTATCGTCTTCTGCTATATCAACATAACCAAGTCTAATCATATCATCATAGTCAGGGAATACATCAGAGTGCCTATCTACTTCTTTATTGATATACTGGTCTTGCTTACCACCAAATGAGTATATGACAATGAAGTTATCAGGCTTTTGTAATTCCTTCATCATTGTCACTTCTTTAGTGTAGGTATAGAATATTGAATCATTGCACTCAGTAGATATATCAATCCAATCTTGAGCATATGTTTCATTGAAGAAGTCTCCAGCATCATGTATACGAATGTATTTACTTTTGTACTTAGGCTTCTTAATCTCTTCAATCATTAATCTTTTCCACTCTTCACGATTGTTAAGTACCAATTCTAACTTTTCAATGTGTGCCTTTCTAACATTACTGAATAGGTAAGTACCATTCTTGGCGTAACAAAATGCAGCACAAGCACCAGCATTAGGGCAAGTATTAAATTTTGTACCATCTGTCAATGTAACCCAATGCGCTGGTAATGTCCATCCAAATATACCTGACTTCTTCAAGTCACTATTCTGAGTTAGTAGATTCATAACTGGTAAGTATCAATTCTCTTCTTGACCATATCAATGAACTTATCCATCATTGATGCATAGTAACTATTGAAATCTTGGTATCCTTCAGGGTTGCGTTCAAATAGAACATACAAGCAAGACCTCAACCTTTGACTTGGTGTTTTGCTTCCCATCTCTTCAGCATCTATCTTGATTGATTTGAGTAACTCTTCATCATTGTAGTTGAATGCCTCACCTTTGAATGCCATTACACCTACTCCTGATGTCCATTGATTGAATAACTCAGCAGCCTTTGCTGGAGAAAGTTCTTGTGTACCTATAACTACCTTGAGAGTTTTATCTCTTCTTGTTGCAACTGATTCAATTGCACAAGGTATAAGTAGTAGGTTGCTATCCATAGAATTGAATATAATGATTTAATGAACCAGTAGATGAAAATCCATAGTTTTCATTATCTTCTTGACCCATCTCATATGCACCCATAACTTCCATCTTATGTTGAGACTTGAGTTCATCATAGTTGCTATTGAGCCATAAGATAAAATCATCTATGTTTAGTTCGTTTTGTTTCTCAAAGATTAATTCAATGGAGGATTGTTCAGCAGCCATAGTGTTCAGATTTAGTTGGTTTATTTGATTTGTATTCATTACTCACCCTATCAAGGTATTCTTTGACCATTGCCTTGATTAATGCTTTGTGTGATGTTGGTATACGAAATGTTACATTGATTGTACGTTCACCATACTTGAATGGGTGACCAGCACCAAGTCTCTTACCACCTCTGTTATCTTTCTTGATTTGTTCCATAGTCAACAAATATAGTGATTATCTGATTATGTTGTACAATTTTTGTTAGTGCAAAATATCTTGCCGTGATACACTTTAGCAAATTCGCACTTACCACCTCTTATCTCGTAGTAGTTAAACTCACAAGGTAATGGTTCAGAAAGGTTCGTTGGTTTCTTTATCCCAGTCTTTATCTGCATAATGTCGTAAGTCTTTATATGGTTGAGGTAAATATGTACTACCAATCTCGTGAGTAGTCACATCTGTAAAGTTGGTCATATTGGATGAGTGCCTAAATTCTACAACACCAGTAGCACCTTGACGATGTTTCTCAAATAGGTAGAAGATATGATTGGTATATGGGTTACCATCATCATCATTCAACCCATAGTATGATGGTCTCCAAACAAAGGCAACTGAGTCTGCATCTTGCTCTAATGACCCTGATTCTCTTAAATCAGATAATATTGGTTTTTTATCTGCTCTTTTCTCAACCTCCCTACTCAACTGAGCAAGTGCTATAATTGGTATTCCTAACTCTTTCTGCGCTGCTTTTAGTGTTCGACTAATCTCAGCTACCTCTGCTTCACGATTACCTCCTTTAAAGCCTTCTATAGTCATTAATTGTAAGTAGTCAATGATTGCCCACTTGCACCTACCTTTTCGATGTTCACGTTTCATAACTCTTATTGCTTCGTGTACTCCACACCTTGCTTTGTCATAGATTAGAAATGGTGCTTTCTCAATGCTACCTATCGTTCTTTCAAATGAGTGAAGTTCAGATTGACTTAGGTTACCATCTCTAAGTCTTGATGAATGGATTGAATCACCAGCCTCTTGAAGTATTAGCCTCTGACATAATTGAGACTTATTCATCTCAAGGTTAAAGTAAATACCAGCCTCACCACTTTTCATTCCGTGAAAGAGTGCCAATGCAGTCTTACCCATACTTGGTCTACCAGCTATGATAATAAATTCGGGATGGAATCCACCAGTAAACTTATTGAGTGACTTCAAACCAGTCTCAAGACCAGTAGTCTTACCCGATAATGTTAGTGCTGCTCTACGATAGTATGACTCACGTTCATCATTGGTTAGTTCAGAAAGGTCAATTATATTATCTGAGTTAGTTCCAGTATCAAGTAAATCAGTTAATGACTTGATAATTGATGTAGCAGTTGTGAAACCATCAGTATTAGCAAGACCTAATGATTGTTCAGTTACAATTGATGCTATTGACCTTTTGATATGATTGTCTTTTAATATAGCAATATACTCGTTAACTGGTTCATTGTAGGTCAGGTTGTTTGACCAAGTAACTATCTCAGATATTTCTTTAGGTGTAAAATTATCAATCTCTTTAGCAGTCATAAAGAAATTGACGATATTAGGTGTAAGTCCTTTGTCAATAGCTTTTTTGATTACTGCATAACATCGATTGGTAAGCACCTCATTGAAGAGATGCTCACTTAATTGAGGCATTAAGTCTTGATGGATTTCGCCAGTCATTAAGATACCTATGAGTGCTTGTTGTGGGTTGGTCATTGGTTAAAAAATTTGGGTGGTTGTTAGCCACCCTTGATTTTTCATTTATATTAAGATTTTTAAAGAAGATAATGCCTATCAGACATTATCTCCCATTGTTGGTATTCCTTTACTTGCTAAATCTTTATATGCTTTAGCTTTTTGAGTAGCCTTGTTTTTTGTCCAGTTACCATCTCTTTCATTTAACCAAATTTGGTTTAAGTATTTTACTACTCTGAAATCTCCATACTTTGCGTTTTGTTCTACTTTGAATGTTACGTTTAAAGTTGCCATTGTTTTTGATTTAGTAATTGATTAGTGAATTATTGATAGGCAAATATGCAATTATATTTTGATTACGCAATACATTTATGAAAATATTTTTAATTATTTTTTTATACGTACTAATTTTTATTTTTTGTACGTACAACTATATCACATCATCACCTACATATTTCTGACCTTGAGAAGAACGATTGAATACTGGTTGAACTTGTTTGACAAAGTTGGTAGTAGGTTGTTTTTCTGTTTGTTTCCAATTTGAAAGTCTTCTATTAATATTCCAAGCCTTTTCACCAGTCATTCTCATTTTACCATTTGGTAAAGGTTCTGACCAATAAAAGTAGAAAGCATTACAACTATCTTTGCCATACTTATCTATATAAGGTTTGATTTGTTCAATAAGGTCTTGATTACTAAATTTAGTATAGTTAGGTGCTTTAGCACTTATTACTTTATCCTTATCTATATCTTTATTATTATCCTTATCCTTATCCTTATAGGCTTCGCTTTCGCTTACAATTCGCTTCTGATTCGCTTCTGATTCGCTTATTGTTTGCTTTGATTTCGGTCTACTACCATTGATATAGTTAGTATTACCTTTCTCTAATACTGGTCTTATGAGCCTCCATATAGTCAATGATAGACCACTTAAAGATGGTTCAACA